CCCAACCTATGTTTCAAAATATCTTCACGAAGGAAAGATAATGCAATATCGGCTGAAACATCCCTAAGAGGAATAGTGGTGCCAGTGATAGAATCAATAAAGTTTATTACACGAAATTGTCCACTAATCGAATTGGAAGAGTTAGTGACAGCATACTCCTCGATCGTCCATGACCAAAATGGGGGAAATGCACCAGAATTACTAGGATCGCTAGACCAAGCTTGGGCGGCTGCAACATTCAGTTTACCATGATCGTCATAAATTCCAACGGGAATAAGTGTTACATGACGCAACATTCTTCTTAGAACAGTCGCGGCCCATACCATATATGTCTCTGCCGATAAAGATTTCACATTTGTAGTCGCAATCAAAATTTGGGCCATAAAGGGAGTAGAATTTTTCGCTGATATTTCGGCCTGATTAGTCATAAAGGGAGCATTATTTACCATTCGTAATATATCTATAACCATAGGGTCACCCTCAGCCATAAAATCTCTACGAACGGCAGCAACATCATCAAGGATACACGGAGTCTTCCATGGTGCTAGACCATCCATATATTTATGCCCAGGCGCAAAGGTATAATGAAATTCCGGATCAGTGGGCAGGTCCGCTACTATATTTAAATAGTGTAGCAAATGCGCACAGGCGGAAGTCTTACCAATAGAAGATCCGCCAAACAGAGAAATAGAATAAGGCGCTGCCCTAAGTCGAGAGCTAGCTAATAGATTATTAAAATCATTAATACGCTCCATAACATTAATATGACGTTTTTCAATAGTTGTAATCTTAGACATTAAAAAGAAATCCACATTCATAAAGCCAGTTTTAGCAGTGACAGATGATTTGTTTGACATAACAACTTTATATAATTTTAAATAATCCTCTGCCATCTTGCCATAAATACCAATACTCTTATAATCAATTAAACTTTGAGGAGGTATTGAAGTTAAAATAGCTTCAGAAAGTAAGTAACATTTTTTAAATATATCACTATCAACTTGGCCAGTGTATAATTGGCGAATGTAAGAATATATCTTATCCAAAGCAGAACAAACCATAGAATAAGTAGTTGCAAAACCACTAGACGCGGACGCAACTGATGCCGCATATTTTGAGACCTCAACAAGATCAGGAGTGAACCCACTATATACGGAATGAAGTAACGAACAACAAAGGGTTCCTAAGTAAATAAAAGAACTATACGAATTCATAGTCAAATTGAGAGCGGTAGTCATAAAAGTCGTAGAAATAGTTTGTGTATTGATTACACTAGAGGTATCAAATGAAATCTGAGTCAATGCGCTAGCGATTTGTTCGGCATTAGATTCTATTATACTATTCACATAGTCTTTAAAAGTGGGATAAGTGTGAATGATATCCCTAACAAATCTAGTAAAAGCCACAAGTCTGGAAGTGGAATCGGACGAGTTATATAAATCGTACAATAATAATGCAAATGGAGCAATATGGTCCATTTGGGTCAAAATATCAGCAGGTAAACTCGTCGTTGACTGTGGAATATAAGATAAGTTGTTAAT